TAACAATAACATATTTTAAATCGCAATATTTGGAAACCCGAAACGAGCAAAGGAAAGGCTATGGTAGTGAGTTTGTGTTACCCTCACTAAAAAAACAAGAACATTTTATACATGATGTGATGGTGAGCGGATTTGATTCAGAAGTTATATGGGAGTTTGAGCCACATAAACGCGATTTAAAAGAGGTAAGAATAGTAGAACCTAAGAAAAAACCCGTATATTTATTCGATAAAAACGGCAACTACTTAAAAACATTTGATAGTATTACGGAGTGCGCTAAATATTTAAGGGTTGGCTCTGGGGCGTTATCTAATTATTTCAAAAAGAACTCTGATTTTGTTGCAGGTCATAAAGTTAAACACGCTAAAAAAGTCCAAAACGACATAAACGAAATTACCAAGCTAGTTAACTTATAAATTCGTGAAACCATATACAAAAACATACCTTAAATTTTTCGGGTATGACAAATCGGATTTTATACCGTGCGAAGTATGTAAAGGTGAGGCAGTTGATATACACCATATCGAATGTAAAGGAATGGGCGGTTCAAAAACAAAGGATAATATTGAAAACTTAATGGCACTTTGCCGAAAACATCATGAGGAGTACGGCGACAAAAAACAGTATAAGGAAATGTTAAAAGCGATTCACAAAGCCCATATTCAAACTAAGTTAATAACTAATTACACCCCCGACAAACCAAATTTAGATACACTTTTTTAACCATGAAATTCGAACCAAATTTAAAAGTAGGATATATCTACTACATTGAAGGATATACCGCACCAAAAGTATTCAATGGGCTTTATTTTGAATGTTTATTAACAACTCAAAAGATAAGCGCAAATTGTAAAGTTAAAGCAACCGATACCCACATAAAAGACTGGGATTCTAAAATTTACCAACCCGAAAGATTTAATCAACTTTAACCATGACCAACCTAGAAAAATTAACCGCTGGCGAAGTAGCCGCAAGAAATAACGGAACTTTAGAGCAACTAAGGGAAGTTATTGAACCTATCTTTAAGAGGTCAAAAACATTAATACACGGGACTTCTAAATATTACTATTTAGCAAGTTGGGATGAACTTAATTGGGATTGTAACGATACTACCGACCTACCCACCATTGACATCACCCAACTATGGGAGGAACTTCAAGCGTTGAAGAAACCCGAAATATGGTGGATAAGGGTAACGGAGGACAATAAAGAGGTTCTTGGGAAGCGGTTTGGAAGTTTAAATTTACACCTTGATAATATTGTAGGGATGTACAGACTACCTAATGGGAATATTCACAAAGGATGTATATTAATAAAAAACCTAGAATCAGAAACCTACGATTTCGGCAATGAAATAGACTTTGCCACCTTCCTAAAATATACGGGAGTAGAACCCGAAAAAGTTGAAAAGAGTTTGGAGGAAAAGATAAGTGAGGTGAAGAAATTAATAAATTCTAGAGATGAATTAGTAAAAAGATTTAATAAGCTACAATATGAAATATTCGAACTTGACACCAAACTTTCAGCACTACTAAAATGAAAATAGCAAAATTAGCAGAAAAAAGAGTTTTCAAACGTGGAACAAAAATAACCGATATGAAACACTTTAAAAAGATTGTCGAAAATTCAATAGTAGTTTTTGCGAAAAGCCAAACTATTTATGAGGACGGCACGCAATCGGCAACCGTGGAAATCCATTTTAAGCCGTTTGAAACAACCTAAAGTTATTTAAACCCGTACCCCTCCAAAAACTTAGTCACGCTTTTTTCGTGTTTCCGGGGCAGTTTACGTTTACCGTGGACAATTGCACTCAAAGACTTATTCGGTAGCTTTGCGCCCCTCTCAATTAACGCCAGGGGTAATTTTTTGAGTTTAATGAAGTCGAGGGAGGTCATAGGAGGGGTTAATTAAAGTTTTTGCCTACATTATTCCCGTCTAAGCGGTGAAATCCACGTTTTTCGATTAGGTGTATCATAAAATTGTGATTAATAATTTCAAGGATTCTAAATTGTTTTTTGTCACGCTTGCAACTATTTTCAAACCATTGCAGAACGTCCTCAAAATGCCCGTTTCCTTTCTTTGAGTTATCAATGGCAATAATATCATAGCTTTCGTCCTCAGAACACCAAAGACCCGTACATGACCCAATTCGAAACCTCATTAAATTACCCTCAAAGTTAAAAGGACTTTCCCAAGGGCAAGCCTCAAACGGCAAATTATGCTTACTAACAAACTGTTCCATAGCTAAAATCTTAATGATTGATTATTAAATTGATATTCTGAAATAAACGGCGGATTTGCCAAGAGATAAATAAGTGCGATAACCGCCGCGATAATTAAAAGGGTTTTTAGGAGTTTCATTATTTATTATTCTTATTTAAAAGTTTTGCATAATAGTAAGCCTTTTTTAAGTTGGCTTTTTTGGAGTTTGATTTTTCCCGTGACTTCTCTTTTTTCAATTTCCTTTCATTATCCTTAAACACCTTTTTATGTCCTGCGTATGTCATTGTATTACTTTTTAGATTGTTAATGGTTGAGTGGTTATGAGATAGTCGGGTGTTTTTCCCATTGCGTTAATTGTGTATCGGTAACTGTTTTAATTCCTTTCCCATAAATGTAAATTACTGCATTATTTGAGAATTGCACTGCATTGTCTGGGATAATTTTTAGAAACACAAATGTTATCGGGTTAAGATGTAGTGTTCCTTTCATTGGTTGATTTAGAATTACATTAAAACTTGAAAATTTGATGGGCGATAATTGTGATGTAGTAGTCATGATATTAGATTTAATTGGTTAGTTGGTTAAAAATTTAAAAGTCGGTTCTTGTCCTTTGAATTGGGTTGAATACTCAATATTATCAACTTTGCCAGTTTTATAATCCCAATAAATATCTATAACCTCACCCGAATATTTGCCTTTAGTGCAAGTTAAAATCTCATGTTGTAATCCTTCATTAAAAGAACCGTAAGATTTAAAACCCGCTTTGTCTGCGATGTTTAATAATTGCTGAATGCCTTGTGTAGTTGTCATGATGTAGTTGATTTAGTTATGTTGAATGTATTACATTAACCGTACCAAAGTCGTAAAAGTTCGACAAATAACGATATAACTCAATAATAGTAAGGGTTTTATTTTTCAATTATTTTCAAAGGAAAAATAAATTTGGTGAAGTCGGAAATTTGAGGTTATATTTGTTTATTAAAAAATACACGAAAGTAGTGTAAAGAATACACATGGCGAAACCCATATCAGCAAAGCATCAAGAGTTTATAAACTTAGTGGCAAGGGGTCAAAACCAAACAGAAGCATATAAGGTAACGTGCGGTAACGTTGCGGTAACTTCCAACGTTGCAAAGGTTAAAGGTAGCCAATTAGCTAAAAGATACGCATTAGAGATAGATGAGGCGATTAAAAACATTTCAAAGGTAATAACACAAGCAAACGAGAGTAAAGTGGCTCAAAAGGCTTTAAAAGAGATTTTATCAGTAGCTGAAGTAGATTCGATTTTGTGCGAAAGTATAATTAACCCGGATAGCGAAGTAGGTAAGTTAATGGCAATAGACAAGTATTATAAGCGATTTGGACACAATGCACCACTAAAACAAGCCCAAACAAATGTAGATGGCGAAGATGTGCCCACTACATTCGTATTCAACCACAATGGAGTTGATCCGGTTAAGGAGTAGTTATGAGTGAACTATTTAAAACTACCAGCGTATTTGATTGGAATTATTTGGAGTACTTAAAAAAAGACTTCAAGATAATTGTCAATAGTGGTGGCACATATAGCAGTAAAACTTACTCAATCCTTCAAATCTTATTTATTATTGCAGTTTCAGAACCTGGAGTTATTATTACTGTGGTAGCTGATACCGTCCCAAACTTAAAAAAAGGTGCTTACCGGGACTTTCAAAGAATTATAAGCGATCCTAAATGCAAGCGGTTTATAAAGTCAATCAATAAAACTGAATTAGTCGTTACATTTCACACGGGCGCAATAATCGAATTTTCAAGCTATGCCGATTCAATGGATGCGCGAAGTGGTAAACGTGATTACTTATTTATAAATGAGTGCAACGGTGTATCATTTGATATTTATACAGAACTTGCAACCCGTACCACTAAACAGGTATGGCTAGACTTTAACCCTACTTCTACATTTTGGGTACATAATTTTGTTAAACCGTTACCAGAAACCACGTTTTTTAGGAGTTGGTACATTCATAATCAGCAGTTACCACAAGATAAGATAAGGGAAATTGAAAGCTGGCAATATTCAACTATTAAATACTATCAAAATAGGTGGAGAGTAATGGGGTTGGGTATGTTAGGTATTCCTGAAGGGGCAGTTTATAACGATTGGGAAAGTATAGACGAACTGCCAACCGATATAGATTATCGCTATGTAATTGACTTTGGGTATAATAATGACCCCTTATGCCTTACTAAGATTGGACACGATGGAGTAAATTTATATTCTAAAGTTTTGATTTACGAAACAGGATTAACCCCAGTCGCAACCGCAAAACGATTGCATGACTTAGGCATAACCAATAGAAACCAAATAATAGCAGACGGGGGAGGCGGTGGAAATATCATTATAGCACAACTTAGAAACGTAGATGGTTCACTTTCAAGCGTGGAAGGATACCCGGCATTGCGTGATGGTTTCAATATTTCACCGGCAATTAAAGGGGCGGGTTCAATTAATGTAGGTATTGGCTTAGTTCAACAACACCGTATGTTTATAACCAAAGATAGCCAACCGGCATGGCATGAATATGTGAATTATGTAAGGAAAAAAGAACCGTCCGGCGAATATGGTGAACCTTTAGACAAAGAAAATCATTACTGCGATACGGTTAGATATTACTGTTTAGCGAAAGGTAGGCTATTTTAATTAACATACATTGTTGCACCACACTCACAACGTCCGATACCGCTATTGCTATTGTCGTATTTATTCACTACAACAGTAATTTTTTTACCACATTTGCAATCGTAAACCCGTTCTTCGCCTTTTGGAAATGGATTATCTTTTTTAGCAAAGTAAAACCCGGTTATTAAGCAACCGATCAAAGCAAGGGAGATTAGTATTAGTGGCATTATTGCTTAATAATTATTTCAAAGTTAAAAGTTATTTCTAAACGTTCATTTTTATTATCGTAAACGTGGCGACATTCGGGGGCCAATTTCCTTACATCGTGGCCGTCTTTAAATAATGATTCAAAGGCTAATCTATAAGCCTCATTTACTTGTTGTTCTATTTCGTTGTGTAGCATGGTTTATTCGTTATTTAAACTATAAATTCTAACTATTAATGATTTGTTGAAGCAATACGCTTTACAAAATCGTACAATGCAATAACGGTCTTTGATACGGGTGAGGCGTGTCATATTTTCTCAAATAAAAAGTAAAGTATTTTATCTTCGCCATTAAAAAGGTGCGTAAACTCTAAGTATTGTAATTTGTTTTGTTTAGCAAACTTTTCAAGAATAGGGATAATGTTAATACCTATAACGGTGTAACTTTTATAAGTTTCCTTATACTTTTCCAACTCCGGAATTTCACAAAGCAGTTCTTCAAACGTGTAGGCTTTTAATATTTTCATTTTTTCTTAATCTTATAAACGGGGATTAATACGGTATCGGTTTCACTTGTTTTGACTTTGATATAATCGTTTGCCTCATTAACCACATAAACCGTGTCATGAATGGGATTGGCTTTTAAATGCTCAATTTGATTGCCACGGTCGCCACATATCCAAAGGAGCGTTCCAACTAAACAGAAACTGAATACAAATAATAGTTTATCGGTTGCGGTTGCTTTCATAATATTTAAACTTCTAAAAAGGTGTATAGTCCTAATGGCATAGGTTCGCAACCCGTACCAGTTAAAAAAGAATCGTGAAACTTTTTATTTTGATCGTTAATGTGTTTACGCATATTATTATTTATGCGAATAATTACAAGCCACTCCAAAAAAGTATAGGTATCATTTTTCATATTCCGGATGTTCTTTTAAAAGGTCGCAAATAACGGCGGAGTAACTTGTATTTTTACTTCGATTCAGTTTCTTTTTATTTTGCCGTTTAAGAATGAATTGAAAAACAGGTTCTTCGATGTTATCCA